TTCGATACTGCGTGAATGATATCATATATCCGCAAAAGTTATTCGTCGTCCAAGCGGAACTTCTTCGCAAAAACGGGCTGGAAAAGGCGGCCGGACTTGAATTCGATTGTATACCTGCAATAGTTGAAATGGAACTTAACGGCGTCGGTGTTGATGCGCAGGGCATAAAGAAAAAGATCGACGAACTTAATTCGATAAACACGTTCGACTTCGACTTTAATCCCGCAAGCCATCAGCAAACCATAAACAAACTAAAACAACTTGGCATAAACGTTGAAAATACTTCGAAAGAAACGCTTATGTGGATAAAGCATCCGCTGATAGATCAAATTTTAGCATTCCGTGACAAGACAAAGAAAATTGAAATGTTGAAAAATTGGGATGGGTTTAACGAAGACGGCCGGATATATCCGGACTTCCATCAAATGGGAACGGCTACTGGGCGGTTTTCGTGCAGTTCACCCAACTTGCAGCAAATACCACGTGATGGCGAATTAAGAAAACTTTTCATTCCCGCTGAAGGATATCGGCTTGTGGACTGCGACCTTTCGGGCATAGAACTGCGAATAATGGCATGGTTGTCGAAAGATAAAACAATGATCGAAGCGCTCAAGGCGGGGCAAGACCTGCATTGCGTAACGGCGGCCAAGGTATCGGGCAAGAAAGTGTCCGAAATAACAAAAGGGTCACAAGAACGACAGCTTGCAAAGGCGATAAACTTCGGCCTGATATACGGCATGGGGGCGCAGCAGTTTAGGAACTACGCAAAGAACAGCTACGGCGTCGACCTTTCCTTGGAAGAAGCGACCAGGATAAGGGAAGTATTTTTCGAAACATATCCCGGCATTCGCAAATACCACTTCGCAATATCAAACAAGGAACGGGAAACATACTTCCTGCCCGGCAAAACAAGCAAACTTTTCGTGGTAAGGTGCGCATCGGGGCGGGCAAGATTGTTCGAAGAACTGTTGTTTACGCAGGCCGTAAATCATCCCGACCAAGGCACGGGGGCGGACATGATCAAGGAAGCGTTGCGCAGGCTATACGCCGAAACAAACTATAAAATAATACTGACGGTCCACGACGAAATCCTGCTCGAAGTCCCCGAAAACGAAGCGCAAGAAGCGCAGCAGGTATTGAAAAATATCATGGTTGAATCGGCCGAAAAGTTTATCAGTCCAATCCCTGTAGACGCAGAAGCCGGCATAGGCAAAACGCTGGCCGAATGTAAGTAGTCGGGGTGGTGTGGTATGTTCGACACGACGCAAACAGCAACGAACATACCACGCCCCAAGTTATACATGTATGCGAATTTTGAAAGATTTAGTAAAATGTGTTATAATATATACAACGTTACAAAAATCTTGTGGGGGGATGCTTGTAATGCGAATATCGTGGAATAAGGTGCTTGAACAGGCGGCGGAAATAGTTAACGGCTATGATACCGGTGTGACTTTAAGGCAGCTTTTCTATAGGCTGGTATCAGCTGGAATTCTTCCTAACACACAAAGCGTATACCGAACGTTGTCGGCAAGAACGGCCGAAGCAAGAAGGGCTGGAAAGTTTCCGGATTTAATTGATCGAACAAGAACAATTCACCGGTATGCCAGCTTTAATGGCGTTTATGATGCAAAAAAGTGGCTGGCCGAAATATACAGGCGTGATAGGACCGAAGGACAGGAAGTATCATTATATATCGGCGTTGAAAAGAATGGCCTTGTGGCGCAAATTCAATCTTGGTTTGGCAACCTTGGCATACCAATTCTCGCACTTGGCGGATATTCTTCGCAATCATACGTTGACGAAGTGGTCGAAGATGTTATCTCGCAGCAACGCCCGGCCGTTTTGCTGTATGCGGGCGATTTTGATCCGTCGGGCGTGGATATAGATCGTGACTTCATAAAAAGGACAAGCTGTTTTGACAAGACGATCCGAATAGCGTTAAACGAAGAACAAATTGAAAAGTACGGCCTTCCGCCGCAAATGGGGAAGGCTACGGACACAAGGGCTAAAAAGTTCGTGTCGAAGCGGGGAAAGCTTGTTCAGGTCGAATTGGATGCATTGCAACCCGACGTATTGCGCAGGCTGTTTTTGGAACAAATAGTTAAATACTTCGACTTCGATATATTCAATAAAGTATTAGAAAAAGAAAGGTGGGAACGTGAACAGCTATGTTTATAGATGACGTGTTTAGCGGGGACTTTTTCCGGTTGGCGTTACTTATTAACGAAATAGGCGAAAAAACGGGTGAAAATGCCGTATTCGGCTATTGCATAGGAAACAAAAGGAATTCGTTCGACGTGGCGTGGCCATGCGTAAAAGTGGCGCTTGACGCTAACATAGGCGCCGGATACACGCCGTTCGCAAGAAGCGTATCTGACATGCTGAAAAGGCAAAGCGAAGCAATAAAACTTGGCTGGATAGTTTTTAATGTGATCCTTGACGACCTTGACATGGACGGCATCGTGGAAACCGTGTCCAATACGATACTTGCTAGGAAAAGAAACTCAAGACAAATAGTGATAGAAACCAAAAAACAATAGGGGGAATGTGTGGTGAGCATAACGCAAATGGGTATAGACGGCGAAAAAATGGCCCGGATTTTCATAAAGGAAAACTACAACTACGACACGCTTTTTCAGGCCGACTGGCTGCTTAAAATCGACGGCACGTGGATAGCCATCGAAGCTAAAAGAAAAGAACCCTTTGCGCCGCCGCCATTTTGGGGGTCGGGGCTTAACATATCGCAAGTAAAATCCCGCCTAAAATTTTATCACGACACGGGGATACGATGTCTTTTATTGTATTTCAATACCAAGGACGGCAAGGTCTATGCAAACTGGCTGGACGTGCTTGAAGAAGGCCAAAAATACGATACCAAGAATGGCATAAGGATTTATCCGCTGGACAACTTCGACTGCCTTGGCGATGCACCACGACTGAAATAGTGGTATAATCAAACAATGGCTTTAAAATTATAGGTGGGGATAAAATGGCGAAAAGGGGAAGGCCTACTAGATATAATCAGGAATATCATTGTCTTCTTGCCGAATACTATGCACGGCAAGGAATGATCGATACCGAAATTGCCGAAAAGCTTGGTATAGCCGTATCTACGCTAAACCTGTGGAAAACCAAGCATCCGGAATTTCTGGAAGCCTTAAAAAAGGGGAAGGATTTTCCGGATGCTAAGGTTGAACAATCTTTATACAGGCGTGCCACAGGATATGATTATGTTGAAATTGAAACATTCGGCGATCGTAACAAGCCCGGAAAGGTAAGGAAGATAGAAAAACATGCGCCACCGGATGTTACTGCGTGCATATTCTGGTTGAAGAACAGGTGCCGTGACAGGTGGCGTGATTCGCAACATATTAAGTATTCCGATGCCGAAAAAACGCAAACAGCCTTGGATGTCCTTGTTCAGGAAATCGAAAAATATAGAAAGGCCGTTAAGGACGAAGAAGCAAATAAAACAATAAAGGACGAAAGCGCTAATGGCAAGGTTTAATTTTGGTTCATTTTCGGACAAAGCAATGAAATCAATCGCCTTTTCTGATGCAAGGCTGAACATATGGGAAGGCGCCGTAAGGTCCGGAAAAACAATAACAAGCCTTGTAAGGTGGCTTGAATTTATTAAACGACATCCAAATGAAAACTTGATAATGATAGGCAAGACGGCAAGAACGCTGAAAAGGAATGTTATCGATATCATTTTATCAATGTGTGGCGATTGCGCTACGTTTAATATAAGCCGTGGTGAACTTTATATTGAAGGCATCCTTATATACACGGCCGACGCCAACGACGAACGATCGCACGAAAAGATACGTGGAATAACGCTTGCCGGGGCCTATGGCGATGAAATAACGCTATGGCCCCAATCGCTGTTTAATACATTGTTATCAAGATTATCGGTTGAAGGCGCAATGTTTTTTGGGACTACCAATCCGGATTCGCCGTATCATTGGTTAAAAAGGGAATTTATCGATCGCGCCGGCGACCTTGATATGCGTGTATTTCATTTTCTTTTGGAAGATAATCCTAATATTAGTGAACAATATATCAACGCATTAAAAAAAGAATACAGTGGCCTTTGGTATAAAAGGTTTATCGAAGGCATGTGGGTGCAGGCCGAAGGCGCCGTGTTCGATATGTGGGACGAAGATAAACATGTATTAAACAATGTTCCGGAATGCGATGAATATTACGTTGGAATTGATTATGGAACGGCTAATCCTACGGCATTCATTCTTGCCGGCAGGGCTAACGGTATATGGTATGCAATCGATGAATACTACTGGGATTCGGCCGAAAGGGGAAGGCAAAAAACGGATTATGATTATGCGCAGGATTTAATTGCATTCATTGGCGAAACACAGGTTGAAAAAATTTTCATTGATCCGTCGGCTGCGTCTTTCCGTGCCGAATGTGCAAAACACGGGCTTTTTACCGAAGACGCAGACAATTCCGTTGTTCCCGGGATAAG